AATTTAAACTATAGGAGTAGCGATGAAAGAAAAATATAGTGTGGAGTCTATAAATACAAAAGAAACATATGAGTGGTTGTTGCACAAACATTATGCAAAAAGAATACCATCAATATCTTATGCTTTTGGCTTATATGAAGACGACTCTTTAATAGGTGTTTGCACTTACGGAAGACCTGTTGCCCATAAATTAATACAAAATGCCTTAAGTGGTACACACCAAGACAATTTTTTGGAGTTAAATAGATTATGTGTCAATGAATCATTAGAAAAAAATGCACTTAGCTATTTTGTTTCTAGCACAATAAAACTTATCCCAAGTCCCAAGGTTTTAGTAAGTTATGCAGATACTTCACAAAATCATAATGGATACATATATCAAGCTACTAATTGGATTTACACAGGATTGTCAGCTAAATTTAAAGATTATATGGTTAAAGGGTATGAACATATGCATGGTGCATCTGTTTTAGATATGGTAGGGAGAAGCGATGGTGATAAAGGGCATCTGAATAAGGTTGAGCTTTTAAAGGCAAAATTTGGGGAAGACAATGTTTATCTTATAGATAGACCTAGAAAACATAGATATTTTTATTTTATAGGTTCAAAAAAACAAAAAAAAGAAATGTTGAAAAAATTAATTTATAAAATAGAGCCTTACCCTAAAGGTGAAAATAAAAGATATGATGCAAGTTATAAACCACAAGTGCAAGCAAAGTTATTTTAAAGGAGTAGCGATGAACGATTATATAGTAATACCAGGCAGTATTTTAAGGGATGATAACCTCACCTATATGCAGAAGCTTATACTAGCTAAAATCACTAATTTAGATAACGATAAGGGGTGTTTTGCAACTAACAAATACTTTGCAAGACTATTATCCACATCTATAAATAGTGTATCAAAGACAATAAACCAGTTAAAAAGTATGGGATTGATTGAAGTAGAAATAACAAACAATACAGACAGAAGTATAACCCTCGCCAAAAAGTGTAGGGGGGATGTCGTAAAAGTTGAGGGGGGGTCGCCTAAAAGTGTAGGGTCTTCCGATACTATTAATATAGATACTAATATAGATAATAATAAAATATATAAAAGTTTTATTGATTGGTGGAAATTATATGACAAAAAAGTTGGCAAGGATAAGGCTCTTAAGTTCTGGACTAAGAAACTTGACCAGTCTCTAGTTGATGATATTATGAACCACACCAAGCGTTATGTAAAAGCTACTGATAAGCAGTACAGAAAGAATCCATATACTTACTTGTTTAATAGTTCATGGGAAGATGAGATAATGAACGAGGTAGAGGAAGAGATGCCTAATCCAAGAGAGGATGCTAGAAGGCTTAAGATGTACAACAGATTACACAACACTAATTTTCAAACAATAGAACAAGCCAGGGCACACGCTAATGGCTAATGAAAGGAGTAGCATGAGATATAAAGATGAATTAGAGCTAATAATAATGATAGGAATACTAGTAGTAGGAACTATTGCACTTGTAATGCTAGTGAGGTCAGCATGGATATAATGAAAAAAATTGAAGAGATATATCCAGAGTGTACAGATGCCTTAATGAATAACTTTGATAGAGCTTACGACTTATGGACTCGTAAGCAACATGATTATGGTCCATCCAATATCCAGCTGGGTTTAAGCTTTAACTCCTCTTCACCTGACTACTCTCGTAATGTAAAGTTAGCCCAGCTAGGTATTATTATAAGAATGAACGATAAGGTTAGTAGATTAATTAATTTATACAAGAATGATTTGCAAGATACCCCAGCTGTTGGTGAGTCGATTGAAGACACAGCTCTTGATATAATGAACTACGCTAATATGCTAATGGTACTGCGTCAAAATAAATGGAATCGCTAATGCAAGAAAATCATAAGAAATTTTTAAAGCATCTTGATAAAAGTTCAGACCCTGTTTTTATTGTAGCTAGATACATTTATGACCAGGGATTTGACGTTAGGATAAATGCATTGCAAAAAGCTAAGAGTCATGCAGATTGGAAACAATATAAGGATGATGGTGATATCTATATGTATAAAGACTTAGATGTATACAGAATAGAGGTAAAGCAATTCAGTAAGGACTTTACAGGTATCCACGATTATCCATTTCCAAATGTATTGATTTGTGCAAAACATTCTTATGATAATGCAACACCAAAGCCATATGCGTATATGCTTTTAAATAAAAACAGAACGCACATGGCAATTGTAAACACAGAAACATTTCCAGATTGGAAAACAGTAACAATTAAGGATAGTAGGTATGATAACTATAAACAGCAAACATATGCTATAGAGCCTACTAAAATTAAATGGGTAAGTCTAAACAATAAAGGAGAATCAAATGACAATTAAAGACTTCAGAAAACTAGATAATGGTGGCAAGGTAAAAGGTTTCATGACTATCGTAACAAACGAGGGTTTTGAAATGAAGAACTTTAAGCTGATTGAAGGAGCTAATGGTTTGTTTGTTGGTGCACCTAGCCAGAAAGGTACTGACAAAGAGGGAAACGAGAAGTGGTATGATATGGTGTGGATTCCTAAAGAACTAAATGAACAGCTTGTAGACCTTGTTGCTAATGAGGTAGACATGAACCAAGAGTCAAACCCTGTACCATTTTAATGTGGACAGGGACAACCACGAGAGGTAAAGTTGTGTATGTACAGAGAGAAGAACTAGAAAAAGCACACTCCCAGATAATGGAGCAAAATAAACAGCTCTTGAAAAAGATTAGTGAAATGTCTATATTATGGGAGCAAACATTAAACATACTTCTGTCATATAATCCGAAACTTGCAGAACAAACTAAAGAAGAGTTGGAGAAGATTAATGAACAGACAAACGATATCAACGATAAATCCAGAAGCGATATTTCTGGATGATGCTTTTGACCAAGCAATTTTAGGCGTAGCAAATGACGCTGATGGAGACCTTGTTGCAGTATATAGTCAGAAGCAGTGTATTAGTATTTTAAACGTAGATGGCATAGAAGATGAGGATTTTGATTTTTTATGGGCTACGTTTATAGAAACATCCAGAGGTAAGGGAGCTCCAATAATATTTACAGAGCTATGGGATTTCTGTGAACACTAAAACATGGAAGCTTATACAATACTGGAGAAATAAATATAACTCAACACCTAATGGCTGGGCAGTAGCATATATGGTAGGTGAGGAGTATGTATCAGATGTAAGTAAGCAATCACCATCAAAAAGAAATGTCAAGAGTAACAAGAAGACTAAAGAACCAGCCTTTGACTTGCAAGATGTGTAAAGCCTACACACTTGGTAAGCCAGTTTACGAGTATGTGTTTTGGGGTGACCCAGAGCCAATAAAAATATGCCAGAAATGTGCAAAGAGAGAGCATGGAAGTAGAAATAAAAAACCACTACCAGAATTATAGGTAAGCAGAGATGCTTTCAAGTCGAGAAGGAGAATTGAGGAAGGGCAAATTGTTAACAGGAGCTTGTTATAATTTGGTGCAAACCTTCCTCTTGACTCCATGATAACAATGTTATCCATATACGTCCCACTGATTTTTACACTACACGCATCACATGAACTATATAATTTTAATAACCCCAGAATTGACCCCAGAGGTACTTACGTCCTACTACAATGGGAATCAGATGATTTTTACGCAGATGTAAATAGTATTCATAGACCATACTTAAAGGCTAAAGCAGATAACTACTTCAAAAGAAAAGCAAGGATAAAATATTGGCAAAGAAAACAGCTAGGCAGAGAGTAGTAAAAAGACTGGATGATGTTACATCCAAATATATTAGAGAGCGTGATGCAAAGTGCGTCCAATGCCAGACCACTGAAAACCTCACTAATGGGCACGTCTTCTCCAGAAGGTCGTACTCCACGAGGTGGGACATATCTAAGGATGGTAATTGTCATACTCAGTGCTGGGGCTGTAACTTTAAGCATTCTAAAGATAATTACGATTATTTTAAATGGTATGTAGATACATTCTCTAAGGATACGTTTGAGAACCTACGCTTTAGATACAAAGAGACTAAGAAGTATACTACAATAGAATTAGAGGAGTTGTATGAGGAACTAACCTTAGCATATAAGGAGTTACTAAGTGAAAACCAGACTAACCAATAAAGATAGGATAATTGATTCATTAGAGGCTACCCTAAGAGACTTAGAGATAAGGGCTTGTTGGGTCGGTTTAAAGGCTACAGACATGAACTACACGCAGAAGCTAGAGTACGTTATGTCATTCTGGAGCGTAAGCAAGGAAACAGCAGAGAAGGCATTGTATAGTGACAAAACTATCAGCCAGTGATAAGGGATATGTAGGAGAGCTATTTACAGTCTTTTATTTGAACTTGCACAACTACTCAGCAATGATAGTTCCAAATCGTAGACCCTACGATGTAGCGATGGAACACGATGGAAAGCTTATCAAGGTGCAAGTAAAGACCAGTACCTATAAGAACCATGAGAACAAGGGATATGATGCTGGGTACTGCTACAGCATTAACAGACGTAGTAGGATTACCAAGAACAATAAAGTCTT